CCTGTCCAACGCTAAGCATTGTTCCCTTCATGCTGCCACGCAGATTTTTAAACGTCTTCATGACATCACGACCTAATGTTTGGTTTAATGAACCAAAGCTACCGCGGACCTTCTCAATGGTGCGGATCATCTCCTCATAAATCTTAAGATCAGATGCAGCGTCAATAAACGCGGAGAACATCTTAAGCGGGATGCTGATGATGGCTTTGGACAGTTCCCATACGCTGGTTGTGATGGACTTTAAGATCGTTGTGCCAAAATTAAATGCGATCGATGCGAGACCTTTAAAGCTCTTCCATAGCATTTTAATCGCACCCATGCTTAGACCAATTAACGCACCCCCGATCTTAGTAATGCCGCCAAAGATAAAACCAAACGTACCCGTGACCGCAGCGAGTGCAGATTTCGCACCGGAGATGATGCTATCGAACATGCCTGAAGATGCCGATTCAGCCTCTTCAGCAGCATCCCGGGCATCTTCTAGGGCTTCCTTAAGTTCTTCAAGCTTATCAATTGTCTCATCAACGTTATTTGAATTCTGGATGGCTTGAAGCTCAACCCGCAAGCTCAACCTGCGTACGCATCTCTTGTGTCTGCGTCTGAAGCAATCGACTTCTGGCTCGAATTGCTTCATTCATCTGTAGTTGTGCGCGCAGGTTATCTACAGCCACTAGAAAAGGCTCCATTAAGAAAAGGATTGCTAAGATTAAATATTACGCCCGCATCATTCTAGCAGGTGTATACGTACGATGACTATTATTCATAGCCTGATGCATCGGCGTATTTGCAGCGGGAGAGCGTGTGCCTTGTGATGTTTTCCCACCTTCGGCCGACTTTTCAATCTCTCGATTAATGCGTTGAATAAACCATTGTCGATATTCAATAGGAAGATAGTGAGCCTCAGTGTATGTAAATCCACCGTAGTACATCAACAAAAACTTCTGATCAAGAATAAGCTCGCGATAATCAGGCGGTAGGCCAAAAAAACGTGGCACCAAGCGGCATTGCGATGTCGTCTGTACATCCGCAACTATTGCACGCTACCTCCTGTGTCATATCGACGCCAGGTTCATGTTTGTTAATGTATCCTCGTAATCCCGCAGAATCCTGGGCCGGCATTCGATCAATGGCATTTGCAATGACAGATCGATCGGTAATACCATCAATAGAAAGGATAGAATATTTTAATCGTGTCGTTACAAGCGATTCATTTGTGAAACCGCGGCGCTTGAGACGCTCTGCTGTGCGACTGATGTCCTCTTCATCAGCACCTGTAAGAAACTTAAAACGTACACGTTTCTTACTAAGTGGCAGCATATATTCAAATTCGTTTACACCTGTTGAGACAGGCTCAATGGTAAGTGCCTTCACAGGCAGAGCTGCCAGGTCAAATTCAGACTCCTGTTTGGCCTCACATTCTTGGCATTCGGTTTCGACATTATAGCTTTGACCGTAGCCCGTAATCCTAACCCCGACCATGATTGCATTACGATCACCTGACAGCATGTCACGAACATTGATCGTTTTATCAACAAGGCAGGATTCAATCAGCTTTGTAATAACAGTGCCGTTCTTAATCAACGCACGCGATGTGAGGATATCCTCCTCACGTGCAGTCATGGCACGAATTTCAATGATCTGCCTGCCATGAAGTGCATGCCCCTCAGGATAAACGACACCCTTTGAAGGCAACGGAATCTGCTGTGTAGGAATGTCAAAATCAATCATCGCAGATGACGCACCAGGTGCTTTCTTTGCGTTAAAGACTTCATTACTCTTTCTAGACATAAGTACCTCTTTTTAACACACCTACAATATAGGTGCACATATAAATTGTAAAAAATGATGGATGGATGTTAAATTATGTTAATTGTTGTTTATAACGATTAATGATTATTTTGTGAGGATGTTACGAAGCGTCTTATTAAGTGCTTCTGCGCAGGCAAGTGCTGTAATGATGCATGGATTTTTTGTTGCCGTCTCATGCAGGACACAGTCGGCCGTCTGATCGTTTACAACAAGTCTAGCTGCTTTGGTCATGTAATTTTTACCGCGTGATACCGATTCATCGACCCTTAATGATGCCGCATTCATGACGGCATGAAGTGCAGTGACAAGATCTCGTGCTTGAACCTCCACTGTCTGTAGCACAGGATCCTTTATACGTTTTGCTTTTTTAAGGCGACTTGATAGTTCCTTACCTTTACCACGAAGGATATCATATAGATCAGCAATTGCAGCTTCATTTACTTGCTGTAAGCCCTCTTTAAATATACCTTCGGCAATAATCTTTTTTAATGCTGCAATCGTAATCTTCATTAGTTATGATGTCCTATCTGTCGGTATCCTGGAACCAGTTGGCCCGCATATTCATTCTCATCCTCACCCCAACCTGCATAGCTTATCTGTTTACCGGCTAATGCCTGCTTTTCAAGCTGATCAAGAAGACGTGACCACTGCAATGGACTTCGTACAACAGCACGATAATCAGGACCGACAATTAAGATCTCATCCTGACCTTGATGGCCCTTTCGAGGCATGGCAGTTAAATATAGCGCCTGTGTTCGTTGTATAAGCGATTGTAGATCATAATCGGCGGCCGTCTCACGAATGAGCTGTTTTAATTGTCCAATCTTAAGCTTCATCAAAGTTCTCGTTATAATCCGGTGACGTCGCCCAAAGAATATCTGATGTGATTGATAATTCCTTGTCACATTTAGTCTGCTCGTCAATCAACCAATTTTCTTCAGTTAATTTCATTAAACATTGCTTCTTTAATTAGCTTACGAAGACCCTTTCGATCAATGCTGCCTTCTTTTAAGGGTCGTTTGATTTTTCTGATCTCTTCACGAATGATTTGACGCAGTTGTGATTGTCTGATCTTCATGCATAACTCCATGAAATAACGCACTAAATGTAAATATAACGATATTCAATGTTTGTTTATGAAATGAATGCATTTATTCGATCCAAATCTTATGATATGCTATATTCATTATACATTCATAAATAACACGTTTTTAATGTAAACACAAGATTATTTGTCGATTATTGAGCCAATTTCACTAAGGTTTTGATACGACGGATCATCATGGCTTGTCGGAAAGAAAGGGGTGGGTTTGCTCAGTCCAAACTTCGAAGGTATAACCGTGTTCGTCGGCATATTGACGAGCAGAAGTTTCTTTAACCTGCCAACTAGGATCATTTATATAAAACTCTGATTTAATCTCTATGATCTTTTTCTCGCCTGTGGTCATTGTAACAACAAAATCAGGAAGATAGATTTGTCCTGTATTACAACGAATAGGCAATGATTCGTATTCAAACAATGCAATATTATTAACCCGTTGAAAATACTTGAATGCTTGAAATTCATAGTTNCTCTTTAAGAATAATTCTCTACCTTCATACATTACACGATGACATGTACCGTAACATTGCCACTTACCAGGTTTGGACATATATTTTAATCTACGCTGTCGTTGATTTTCACGATTATTTTTGTCGGCCCAATATTTTTGCATATGCTCCTGAATCTTGGCCTTATGCTCATCTGATTTAGACACACCAGTTAATGCCTTAGATATCTTATGGCCACGTTCGGGTGTATTCATTTTCTGTATATAATCAGCAACACGGGTATCTGATGCTGCCGTTAGACCTTTATTCCACACGGTGATCTTACCATCCTTATGCATTTGTCGGCGGGTGGCCTGTGATTTTTTGAGCACAGCATTATTATGGCCCCAGTTATTCCTTACACGACTGACGTGACCCCGTTTCCATTCGGCATAGCCCTTGACGACGCCAAGAAATTTTGTTGGTTCGCCACAGCCGCATTTACAGGTTACAGGTTTGCCGTCATTGTATAGAAGCTGCCAGAGCTCCTCAGCAGAACCGTGCTTGCTCTTTGTATAATGGATACGAAGCGAATTAATTGATCGATCGGTCGCATATTCACATTTTGGACAAGAAAAAAGCCCCATAAAATATCTCCTTTATGGGGCTTCATTTGTATATATGATTATATACTTTATCAGTCCAATTATCCTAAGTGTTGGTAATGATAAATAAAATCAGTATTGCAAAACCGCGTTATCATAACGAATTGTAAGCGCAATTGTTGCAGTATCGTTGCTGCTCATGTCAAGCTCGCCATACTGAACTTCACGACACCATGCGCCCTTAATGTCCCAAAGCTCAACGACGGTTCCAACAGGATCAAGCATCTTTAACTGGATATCGCGCTTGTAGAAATCAGCATAACCTCCACGACCAGACACAGACTCATGTGCCAGACGGATCCATTCCATCACCTGCTGCGCGCCCGACGGAGCAATAGCATCATGAAGCTCTACTGCGAGCTCATTGAATGCCATCTTTCCTGCAAGATAACGCTTCGTGTTTATCCAATCAATGACCGTCTCTTCGAATGTAAACTGTGGACGAGCAGCCGTCTTAAGCAGAAAAGCATCGATGCCTTCAATTTGAAGAATCCAGCGAAACTTCCGCTTAGGTTCAAATTTGTTCGCAAGCATTGTTGTTACGCTAAGAGTTTGTGCCATGATGTCTTCTCCTCATCATTCTATCAACATATACATATCAGCTATTTTATAAAACGATCAAACAAGCTATCTAATCATTAGCACCAAAATCCTGATAGATAATCTATATCATTTATTGAATCATTGCCCATCATAATCATGCTTTGACCATTGATTCTAATAGTGTCTGTCGTATCTTGGCAACTTCTTCACAAACAATGGTTTTTAAACGGCTGGATTTAATTGTAATTCGCGATTCGCCCATTTGATCACGTGTACGGATCGACATGCCGGGTTCAACGTCGGCTGAAGCCTCTATTTCAAAATCACGAATACGATCATCCGCATCCAGATCTGCACCCAATTCCTCCCATGATGGATCATCATCGTAATCATTATAATCATCGTCATCATCATGCGAACTATACATTGCGGTCTCTGTGTCTGCTGGAGATCCACCATAACGCGGATCGAAGTCACGAATACGGTCATCGGGCCCATGAATCATCGCCATNCTCATCACGCTCAGCTTGGGTCTGATAACCTAATTCTAATTTCTTTGTGTTGGCACGATCATACATCTCTGGATCAGCTTTAATATCTTGAGCAACATCGTCAAGAGCGTCATCTCCCGCATAGGCATCAGGCCAAAGCTTTGTCTGTGCCTCATAAAGAGCACGTTGATGAGCAATAATCTCTTCACGAAGTATTGTTCGAAGTTGTTTTATTGTAATTGTAGTCTTCATTGTTTTTGCCTCATTAAATGCCTGTTGTTCATCAACATTATTATCGTCGTTATTGTTGTCGTCGTCATTATCATCGTTATCAACTGGCTCCTCCCGTTCAAGTGCCTTTCTACGACGATATTCTTTGCTATAATCAAAACCTCGCTGACGCATGGCTTCTATTTCACGATCTGTCATGTTAGGACGTCGTGTATATGGATGTCGAGCCTGAAGTGCAGCATCCGTATACTCTTCGGCATAAAATGCGTCTAACCAATCATCTAATGAATTTTCATTGATTAAGAATTTACGAATAATCTGACGAAGCGTTGCAGTCTTTACATGGGCAATTCTTGACATTGATTTATATCCTACAATTTTGCCCGTAACAAATCATCTAAGCTATTCACCGATCTTATTGGAGATAACGAGGTCCGTCGAGATAAACTCTGAGGAGCGTGTTGGTTGGATCCAAATTTTTCCACGAATGGTGTTGTTTTCAACATCAGCCTGTGTGGTTGTTGTTGTATCAATCTTTACCTTGAAACGTTCGATACCAAGGTTTCGCTTAATATCTACAAGCTTTGGTCGAACTGCAGCCTCAAATGCTGCAAGTGTCGCGGCCCGATTCGGCTCAAAGATCACGCGTCGGGCGATTGCACGAACCTGGCGTCGTAGCTCAATGAGCAGCCGTCGAACATTCACACGATCAAGCGATGTTTGCGCAGCCTGTAACGTCTTCTGGCCCCAGACCACAACCTTATCAGTGCCCGGGAATGTTACGATCGGATTGATATCAGCGTCATAAAGTGAGGCCATATTTGCCTGACTGAGCAATACATTTGCACTTGTTGCACTCTTAAGATCGCCGCGCGTAAGACCAGCTGGTGCTCGCCACGGGAACGATGTTGCATCGGTAAATGCATATGAACCAAGGACTGCTACACTAGGTGGCACTGAATAACTTGAACCATCGACCGTAATGTTCACGTCGGGGAAATAGGCTGCAGCAAAGCTAGAATCAAGCCCACGAGATGTAAATCCTGTAGCAACCTGGCCTGTATCGGGCAGTTGCACAGAACTAGTTATCTCTGTGCCCAATGTATTGAACTCTTCAACGTCCATAATATAGATGGCATCAAAACGATCTTCAGTCGTTGCAATGGCCTGATCTGTAACAACAGCATCACGAATACCAGGCAGAGCAAGCACCTGAATATCAACATCTGATGTATTTCCAATTACATCAAGCGCACGAAGATATGCTGCCACAGTCGGTCCACTTCGTTGACCTTGGCCGGAATCAGTCATCTCACGAATAATTGCTGTGTTTGTTAATGCCGACTTATTTGCATCAAAAATGTTCACACCGTCAAATCCGCCCTGAAGGAAGAACGTGAACTTAAAATATCTGCGTGTATTAGCATTAAGATCATCAGCGACCGAGAATGCTCTTGTCTTTGCTGCAGCATTTGCAGTAATATCACCTTCACGTTGATACTCCCATGATGCAGCTTCAAGGTGGTTGGCAACACCGGTGGAGCCTGTTACAACCTGAACATTCTCTAGCGTGAACTTGTTATTATTGAATCGATCACTATCTAGGATTGTGCCGCCGGCATCCGCAACACCAGCGTTGTCGCCGACCCAGGCATTCTGCCAGTCGGTATGGAAACGTGGGAAGTATTTTGTATATCCTACGAGGCTGTTGTTAAATTCACCAGTTCCATTTTCTTGTGTCAGGGTTGCCTTCTTTTCAAACTGAACACCCCAGTAATATTGTGCCTCAGGAACCTCATGAATGCCAGAATTCTTTGTGATCTTACGACGGAAAGGAATCGGCGGCTCAGTAAGCCAACTATGCTGTATGTGCGTACCTGCGGCGCTGGCCGATAGGAATCCATGCNCAGAATCAGATGGTAGTCCTATAATATTCGAACCAGATGTTACAAGATGTCGTGGACCGCGGAAGCCAAGTGGGAGAGCCTCAGCATTTACGACCTTATCCTCAACGTCTGAATGCATCTCAACACGAATATAATTCGATTTATTTGGATAACGTCCATCGATAACAAGACGTTGTGAACGTTTTGCAACCGTAAAATCCCAATAGGAATGCATGTCACCGATCTTAGCACCGATGTAATTATCAGCATNGGGATCGAGTGATAGNTTGGTATACGTCTCTAATGCAGGACTACCGCTTGTGTCAATCTTATCAAACTTGCGCACCTTGAGTGTAAATGTGCCGTACTTGTAGACAGGATCCGTTGATGGCGTTAGCATTGAAATAGAGATTTTAATCTTATCGTTTGCATATGCACCATCATCAAGCGAATGCACCTTGAATAGATCTACCGGATCGCCACCAAATTCCTGTGAGATGATCCATGGTGACTCCGCTGCACGATAACGATCTTGAAAACTTTCAAAGTTTGGAATCGTTGTTGAACCGCTATTTCGACCCAATGACGATGTTAAAAGAAATGCAAGCGGATACAAATTATCATCATGAGGTGCGTATGTTGAACTAACAACACCCGTTCCTGTAACAATAGCATATGCTGATGGAACATCATAGTAGGTGTAAAGAAGATAACCTTTTTCCTCAAGCAATGATGGCTCTTGGTTGAATACTTTCGCAAAGTAACTTGACGATCCTGCATTCATCGACGCAGCAACAACACTTTGTCGATTGATAGCATCATCATCCAAACCGTTGACGTATAATTTAAATTCAGATGTCGCTATATCGATTGTGCCTGTATGCAATCCTTGTGGGCCGATCGTAGTCGCTGCTGTATTAGCAACATAAGGTGCATCATTTGTGTCATTTGCACGATCAGAGCTCGATAACATCAAAGTAACACCGGATGCAGCCATTAAAACGCCTCGAAGAAGTGGACGAGCATGACCACGAACAACGCCATCAATATTATCAGTAAACGTTGTTGCTAAACCTGTTTCATCAAAGTATTCTGAACCGGCGGATGCTGACATGAAACAACCCAAAAAATATGTTCTGCCCAATACATTACTACCCGCAACAGCAGATGCATTCACACCAAGATTACCATCGNCCTGAGGAAGCTCGTTGCCGACCAGAAATCCAGCATTTGTGACCATACCAGCGTTATTACCAGTGGATGTGGCTGGTTCACCGTCGCCCGTTCCTAATACACGTACATAGCACGCAGATTTTGCATTTGCCAACCATTCACCAACGGCAAGTGGTCCAAATTTTGATCCATCAAGTTCACCGAAACGGCGCACGAATGTATTCATCGAACCGACTGTGACGGGGACAAATGCTGGACCACGATCGGCGGTGCCGATCACACCTGCTGGAACACCACCCGGAATAGGAGAAGTTGCAAAAGTATTATCAACTTCCTTTACTGTGATTCCAGGACTACCAAAATTATCATTTGCCATGCTTTATTCACTCCTCATGGGCGGATCGATCCTCTTCCAATACTTATTAGACAAATTCAACACCTGCATTTGTAATTGTAAAGTCAATCGCCACAAATTCGATTACTCGCGTGGGTACGACTTCAATGCGTCCATTCATACGATAATTCTCAATATCGGCCTGGGTATTGTTTGATGCGTCCATCGTAACATTAAAATTCTCAATACCTGCTTGCTTTTTAACGATCGCCAACAACGCATTTGTTTCTTTGCGAAAACGCTTCCATGTTGCTTCAACATTCGGCTCAAACACTAGGTTAAGTGCAACATCGGTTACAACCCGTTTTACTTCAAGCATCATCCGACGAACATTAACACGATCTAATGCACTTTTAGACTGCTGAAGCGTCTTCTGACCAAAGATCACAAATCCCTCACGAGGGAATGACGCAATTGGATTAATACGTGATTCCTGCAGATCATCACGATCCTGCGTCTTAAGACGAACCTTAACGTTCGTCACACGATCGAGTGCACCACGATTGAAACCTGCAGGTGCAAACCATGGATATGCAATTCTATCATTGTATGCCAATGCACCCAATGCTACGACCGACGCCGGAAGATTAATTTGCTTAACACCGTTCTCGCTATCCTTAACAACGACGTCAGGAAAATAGGTACCTGCGTAATTATTATCGATGCCACGAGCATCATTCGTTAATCTAGTCCAACGGACATCAGGACGTGTTGTTGAATCGTCGTATAGTCGATTTTGATCAGCATCATAATGTGGAAAATCAGCAACAACAAACGCACGTTTATAATCGTCTTTAACATTGTCCAACAGATGGTCAATGATTAATGGCTCACGAATACCAGGAATACAAATAACACTCGCATTGCTAACCATTGGATCTGTCACAACATCAGCAGCAACACG